CGATCGAGCGCCGCGCAGCCGCGGCAGTAGTCAGGGCCCTGGCCGAAGTGCCATTCGGCGCGGGCCCTTAGCCGTTTCCCTCCAGGGCCACGGCAGCGACCGGGCCGGTCGCCCGATCCCAGAAGGCTGCGGCCATCTCGTCCATGTCCATCAGGCGCTCGACCGCCTCGGGGGAAAGCGGCAGCGGCTTGCCGGCGGCGTCGCCCACGCCCTCCCAGGCGGTGACGGCGTGGCGGGCCAGCGCCTTGACCAGGAAGGCGAAGGCCAGGCCGCGTGCCATGTCCGGGTCAAGATCCTCAGACGCGGCCCGCAGCGTGCCGAGGCGACGGGCGGAACCAGCCTGAGCCGCGGCCATGACGGCGGTGGTGACGGGGCGGATTTCCACGCGGACGCCGCGGGGAAGGTCGAGCCAGTACGGCTCGGCCGGGAGGTCGAGGGTGAGCATTGAGTTTCTCCACTGGGCTGAATTTTGGGAAGTCCGCTGAGCGCGGAGTGGAAGCGCGCCCGGTGCTGATGCAGGGCTTCGTCCGTGCGGCTGCTGAATGATTCGTCGACTGCGCGTGGAGCAGCCCATTAGGTCAGCCTTGGAAGCTTGGAATCAGGGCATCCCCTTCCAAGCCATTCCGACAGCGCAAGTTATCCCTTGCCGCGGGGAAGGAGATAATGCAGCCTTTCTACGACGTACCGTTGAACGCGAGGGACGCCTAAATGCTGAAACGATCGCGCCAGATGCCAGCGCTCCGACTATTTGCGCTACTGCTGTGCCTGTTCGTTGCGGCGTGCACCGGGTCCTACGATGAGGATGCCGACAAGGGACTGTCCGCACTTCAGCAACGTATCGACAGACACATTGTTGCGTTGATCTCGTACAACGAGAGAGGCTCGGCCACCCCCCGCCGAGGGTCGACGACGCCTGCGGTAGCTCCGCAGCCGGGCTGGGTGCCGAGTGGGACGTACAGCGACAGCGAAGCGCACTACGGCGACGTTGACTCGGGATTTGCTAGCCTCGAACTTCGCTACCAAATTCAAACGGCAGCAGGCAGTCAAGACCAGCTAGCAGCGTTGCGCAGCATCCGTGAGATAGCTCGCCTTATGGACGCGGAGCATAGACGGAGCGGCACACTGCCGACCCCATATCTGACGATCACACGAGACCAATTTCTCGGCGCCTTTTCGCCGCTGCTGAGCTACCAGCGCGGCCTGCGCCCTGCGAAATAAAGCCTCACGCGTTCCGAAGGGGAAGAAGACAATGGCGGTGACATGGAGCGAAGTTGAGAAAGCGGCCGTGGAAGCCGTAACGAAAGTATTGCAGGAAAAGGGCGTTGCAGCTGCGAAGGATGCAGGCCGCGGAGCAATCTTCTTGGTGCGTGCAGAGCGGGCCATCGCCGAGAATGATCGCACCATGTCGGCGAGCACCAAAGAAGTCTTGGCGCGGCAGCAGAAGCTAGCCTTTGACGCTTATGTGCGTGGCTATCAGGGCGTCACGAAACTGGTGGCGGCGCAGGCCCTAGAAGCGGCCGTCATGGCGATCGTAAACATCGCGGGAAAGGCCTTTATCGCCGCTTGAGGGGCATGCAGTTCCGCAGGGATGGCAGCTCCTGGTACGCTAATGGTTAACCGGCCGAATTGGTTTGCTGTCCACCTTGGCCGATTCAAGTAGGCGATGGCGCGACGGGAGATTGGCCAGAGTTTTCGTGCGCCAGCATGCATTTGGGGGAGAAAGTCATGCCAACTGCTGACGACCTGATCCGGCTGGCCATGCAGCATGCCGGGGAGCCGTATGATTTTGGCGCAGATGTTCCCCTCGATGATCCGAACTGGAAGGGTCCTTGGGACTGCGCGGAGTTTGCCTCTTGGCTCGTCTATCAGACGACGGGCAAGGTGATGGGATGCACAAATAACAAGGCGTCAATAAAGAAGGTCGAGCCATACTCCGGCGCCTGGGCAAGGGACGCGGAAGCATCTGCCCTGCAAGTCCCCTTGCCCGACGCGTCCAAGGTGCGCGGCGCCGTCCTCGTGCGCAAGCCGCACAAGGAGAAGGTCGGACACGTTGCCATTTCGCGCGGTGACGGAACGACCATTGAAGCAATGGACACGCTACACGGCGTTGCCGTGGGCAAAATAGCCGGCCGCAAATGGGACTACTGCATCAAGATCGAGGGGATTACATACGCATCGTGATCGGGGCACGTGAGTGCTTGGGTCAGGTCGTCCCTTGCGGGAGACCATATTGCGAGAGTAGCGCGTCACAGGGCTGATGCCTTCCTCGCCCGATCGTGAGCGTACGCAGCACGCCCCCGAATCCGTGAGCGGTAGCCGGCCCCCATCGGCCAAGATCATGCCCTTTCTGCACAGCCTTTCCGCGGTGCTGGGCTCGGCTTCTGGCTTATGCATACTCCGTGGCAGCCTGCTGGTTCCGCAGCACCGCCGTCATCATCCGCGTCGCCGTCGCGTTGAACGCGGCCCTGAAATCGAAGCTGGCCTCGACGCCGGCCGGCCCCTCGATCGGCGTCTTGGCCAGCGCCAGGTAGACTTCGTGCAGCGTGATGGTCAGGCTGCGGTTGGCGTCGATGGTGAAGGCCAGGGCGAATTCTGCCGAGGTGCCGGCCTGCGCCTGGGCCAGCAGCGTTGTGTTCTCGAAGCGCACGGTGATCTGGCCGGTGCAGCGGGCGATGCCGGGATCCACGCCCTCCACGCGGCGATCGGCGCGAATGGTCCGCACCGCCTCCATGCCGTTGGCATAGGTGAGCCGCGCGCCGGTGACCTGCGCCAGGGCCACGCTGCTGCGGGTGATGGATCCTTGGGCCTTGTTGAAGGCAGTATAGGCCGCGCTGGTCGGCGTACCGCCGGACGTGGCACCGGTGCGCGCCGAGCCCTGGCCGAGCAGCCCGAAGGTCGCGGTCGCCGAACCGGTGGGCGTGAAGTCCATCTCCAGCGTGTCGGCACGGACGCCCGTGCACACGTCGAAAGACGGCACGTCGGGATAGCCGATCTCCATCGCGTTGCTCGGCAGCGAGGCGGCGCCCGAGCCGAAGGTGTGGATGAAGTTGGTGCTGCCGGTGGTGACCGGCGCGCCGAGCAGCAGCCGCAGCCAGTGGCCGATGTTGATCAGGTCGACCGGCACCACTGCCTGGCCGGCGACTGTCACGGTATCCAGGAAGGGCGCGGCCGGATCGCGATTGCTGCCCACGCCGATGACGTCGGCGTCGAGCAGCGGCTGCTCCGCACCCAGATCGCAGGACAGGAACGGCATGCGCCGCCAGTTGCTGCCGGGGGCGGTGCCGTAGGTGGTCTCGGGCAGCATGAGCAGACGGCAGTTCGCGCCGATGGCACGGGGCATGGGCTCTCTCCTGAAGGTGGATCAGGCCAGCGGCGAGCCGGCGACGGTGAACCAAAGGGTGACGGGGATGGCGGCGGCACGGGCCGCGGCAGCGCCCTCGAACTCGACATCCTCGAAGGACGCGCTGCCGGGCTGTGCCCATTCGACGGCCCCGCCGAGGGTGCGGTTCGTAGTGATGGACGCGGCGACATCCACCAGCAGTGCATCGAGCAGGGCGTTGCGCGCGGCGGGCGTGGCGCCGGCGACGGTGATCTCGACCGCAGCGCGATGCTCGATCTGCCAGGCGAGCGGGGAGAGGATGGGCGTCTCCTCCACGGTCTCGCCGTCGCGGACCACCACCAGACCACCGGCCGGAATGCGCTGCGGGATGGTCTCGCCCCGCAGGACCAGCGGCGCCGGGTTGCGGACGGCGAGCGACGTGACGATGCGGCTGTGCAGCGCGGCGATGGCATTCTCGCGCACGCTCATGCCCACCCCAGCATGGAGGCAAGGAAGCGGCTGGCGACCCAGGTGAGCGCCAGGCCGAATGGGGTGGCGGCCCAGGACAGCACGACCAGCGTCAGCAGCAGGAGGAAGCGTGCACGCATGGTCATGCCGGCCTCCCGCTTTCGCGTTCCCAGGCCGCCACGAAGCGCCCGGGCAGGCGGCGCAGCCCACGCTCGGCCGCAGCGCGCACGTCCAGCCGCTTGGCGAGCTTCACCTGGGGCAGGAGCAGGAACATCGGCACCATCCCTTGCTCCAGCAGCCCACGCGCCCAGGCCTCACGACCCTTGCGATTGGCGGTGCCGACCTCGGTGACGCCGCCCGCCACCAGCCGGGTGCGCCGCCGCCGCCCGGTCTGCTCGCCCTGCCGCAGCGGCAGGCACCACACGAAGCCCCGCCCCGACTTGAAAGGCCGCAGGAAGGCTTGGCCTGAGGCGACCATCTGCGCCGGCGTGACCCGCATGCCTTTCTCGCCGCGGCCACGGCGTCCACGCGCCGCATTGAAGCCCGTGGGAATGGCCAGGAACTTCCTGCCGCCCTTGGCGCGGATCAGCGCGCCCCGCTCGAAGGCGTCGATGACGTTCGGCACCTTGGTGAACACCAACCCCGCCGGCCGCAGCGACTGCCCGGAGCGCGGAAAAATCATCGACCGCCAGGCATTGGCGATGCCCCTCGCATTGCCCGAGAAGGCGGTGGTGACCTGCCGGCGCAATTCGGCCTTCACCTGGTCGGTCTCGGCGCGGATGGCGGTCATGGCCGCGCGCTCACCTGCCTTCACCTCATCGGCCAGCACCTTGCGGAGGTCGCCGACGATGCTGGCGCCGAGGCGCATGGATCAGCGCCCGCCGAACTTGCGGCTGAGGATCCGCAGCAGCAGGTCGTGCAGCGCGGCATAGCCGAGCGTGCCGGCCAGCCAGGCCACCGCGAAGAGCCACCAGCCGTCGAGCTCGAAGGCATGCGCAATCAGCCAGGCGCCGGTGCCCAGGCTGCCACCGGCCAGGGCATGCAGGAGATAAGCGCGGGTGAGCAGCGGCCGGTCGGTGGAGGAGAAGCGCGCCATCGCCCCGAGCGCACCCAGGGCGCCGGCGAGCAGCGCCTCACCGACAATGCCGCCGATGCGCTCCGGGTCGATCATGGCGGGGCTCCTATCGGCGGCAGAAGACGCGCCAGGCGATGCCGGCGGCATCCCGCTCGGCGTGCTGGACGGTCAGGGTGTCGGCGCCGAGGGTGAAGGTGTCGTCCGCGTCCACGGCGGGCAGCAGGGCGATCGCCACCGTCAGCACGTCGCTGGCCTGGATGACGCTGGTGCCGAAGGCATTACCGAGCCGGTCCGGCGCCGAGCGGACCACGCGCAGCAGCACCGGCGCCCCGGTCCCGCCCGCGCGATAGGTCGCCGTCGTGCCGATGTTCGGATCCGCGGCCAGCGCGTCCATGGCCGCGGCGAAGGCATTCATGCCGGCCGCCGCAGCCGCCAGGCGAGCACGCCGACCACCGCAGCGGCTATGACCGCGATGGCCACCGCCGGCGCAAGGGTGCCCAGCGCCTGGATGGCCGGCGCCGCCTGTGCCACGGCGGTGGCGATGCCCGCCGCGCCCACGAGGACCGCACCACGCCCGGTGCCGGTGACGGCGGCCACCTCCCGCAATGTCACCGGTGGCGCCGGCGGCACCCCGGCCAGGGTCAGGGCCCGATCTATCACCGCCGCCGGATAGGTCAGGCCGGCGCATTCATGGTGGATGATTGCCTCCACCAGCGGGCGCAGGTGGTCGTGCCGATGCAGGTCGATCGGATCATCCGGACCGACACCGATCCGCCGCGCCACCACCGCGATGTATGCGGCGGTGTCGTTCTCCACCTTGGGCGCCCAGCGCTCGATGATCGCCCGCGGCGTCCGCAGCTTGTGCCGGTCCTGGTAGGTGACCAGCAGGGCCGCCAGCGCGCGGATGCCGAATTCATGGCTGATGAAGCGGCAGAAGCGTCCGTCAGTGGGTGGCTCGGCGAGGCCCTGCCATTTGTTTGCCGGGACGTGCTCGATGTTCCCGGGGTTCCGGTTGCGATAGCCCCGCGTGGCCTTCGGATCGAGGCTCATGCGCCGGACGCCGGAACACGCAG